GCTATCGACTCAATCAGTCACCGTTACAGCAGCCGCTCACACGTTGTCTTTTTATGGCTCGGGGACTGTCACACTTTCTGGAGCAAGCACGGCAGGCCCAGCTGTTGGCAGCGGTGCGTTTCCGGCGCGGACAACACTGACATTTACGCCATCTGCTGGCACGTTGACGCTGACGGTGACAGGCAGTGTCACCAGCGCCCAACTAGAAGCCGGCGCCTTTGCCACCAGCTACATCCCCACCACCGCCGCCGCAGCCACTCGTAGCGCGGACGTTGCCAGCATTACGGGCACAAACTTCAGCTCCTGGTATCGGCAGGATGAGGGCACGGTGTTTGCAAGGTACAGCTTCCCCCAAAGCCCTACTGCAGGCGGCGCCAGAGTATTCGTATTTAGCAGCGCCGCTGCAACAGGCTTAATTTGGTTACGTGCTCAAGGCGGCGTTAATCGCATTTACGATGTAACAGATGTCAGCGTATCACAAGCGGCTTTTAACCAAGGCGCTTATGCCGCAGGGGTTGAATACAGAGCTGCTTTAGCCACAAAAGCAAATGATTTTGGATTTGCAGAAAACGGAGGAGCGCCACAATCAGATTCTTCTGGAACAATGCCAAGCGTTGATCGAGTTGGAATTGGTATGGAGCCTATTGGCAACAGTACCCAAGGCAACGTTCACATCCGCCGCCTCACCTACTGGCCCCAGCGCCTCCCCAACAGCACCCTCCAGGCGATCACGCAATGACGCACTACCTCCGCTTCCCCGACGAATCCACCGGCATGGCTGCCCTGGATGCTGCTGGCTTCACTACCACCAATGACGACGGCGACACCGTGGTGCTCACCGCCAGCCACACCCACGCCTTGGATGTCATCGGCCCCATCTACACAGGAGGCACCTACGACCCCGAGACCGGCGAGGTGCTTACCCCACCCGTGCTGCTGAGCGGCTGGCACGTCAACTACATCGGTGAGCTGCCTGATGGGTGGGACGCCTATGTCGTGACGCCTGAGCAGCCAGTAAGGGTGTTTGCCGCCTGATGGCTGATCTGTCAGCACAGGTCGAAGCCTTCCTGCGCAATGCCCTTTCGGCCAAGAAGCTGGAAGACCGCCTGATCAAGCAGGCGCTGCGCGATCTGCGCACCACGCTGGCAGCTGTGGAGCGTGCGGTGGGCAGTTCCGGCGCTCTGGCGGTAGGGCCAGGCCGGGAGCGCATCATTGCCAGCATCGTTGCAGCTGTTGGCCGCAGCGTGCAGGACAGCTTTGGCGTGCCGCAGCTGGCGGCCATGCAGAACGCCCTGGCGCCATTTGTCGAGCGGCAGCTGGGCTTTGCCCGCCGCATGGTCACCATGGCCGGCGGTGAGCTGGCCTCCGATGGTGCGGTGCAGGTCACGCAGGCGCAGGTCAACCGCCTAGTGAACGATGCCGTGGTGGGCGGCAAGACGCTCAGCACACAGCTGACCGCAACACTGCCGGCCGCTGTGGCCGATCGCGTGGAGCGCTACATCCGGTTGGGGCTGTCCGATCTGGGCGGCGAAGTGTTCCGCACCTATGAGGATGCGGTCGTTCGCGTGACGGAGAACAACGTCGAGGCCATCATCCGCACCGGGGTGCAGGAGGTGGGCAACGCGGCCCAGCAGGCGATCTATGAGTTCGAGGCTGACCCGGCCTGGATGGGGCCTGAAGGGCTAGTGTGGACGGCAGTTCTGGACAGCGCGGTCTGCCCGATCTGCCTGAAGCTGGACGGCAAGCGCTTCCCGACCGACTACCGCAAGGCATCAGTCCACCCGCAATGCCGCTGCTACCTCCTGCCGTGGAAGTGGCGCAGCGAAGACATGACCGACCCGAGTGGCAACAAGGTGCCGCCCAAGCGACCCGCCGACGGCGATGGCGCTGAGCAAGCGCTGAGCTTCAAGGTTGCAGCTAGGCAGTGGGTCAGCGACAACCCTGCAACTGCGCAGGCCATCTTCGGCAAGAAGCTCGGCCAACGCCTGGTGGACGGCGAGATCGGCTTCGACAAGGCCGTCAAGCTCTGGTCAGCACCGAAGACGCCACCGGCAACTTAAGGCCAAGAGTGCGCCGCCATGCCCGTCACTGTTGTCGCCACTGCCGGGGCCAGCAATGCCAACAGCTACCTGTCGGTGGCCGCTGCTGATGATCTGGCCAACCTGTACCTCGGCACCCTGAACTGGGCCACGGCAACCACTGACAACAAGGGTCGGGCGCTGATCATGGCGACCCGCTACCTCGACGAGCTGCAATACGTGGGCAGCAAGGCTTCCACAACGCAGGCGCTGCTCTGGCCGCGCAGTGATGCTGAATGCGGCGACTGGAGCTTCACCAGCAGCGAGATTCCGCAGCCGATCAAGCAAGCCACCTTTGACCTGGCGGAATACCTGATGAGTGACAGCAACGTGCTCAGCGGCACCGGCGCTGGTAGCAGCGAACTGATCCCTGGCATCCCCAATGCCAACCTGAAGCGAGCGCGGGTGGACGTGATCGACGTGGAGTTCAACCAGGCCGGCCAGGCAGAGGCCAAGAACGCCCTGAACGTGGTGCCGCACTTGAAGCAAGTGCTCGGTTGCTTGTGCCTGAGCGGCTCCAATTCCAGCGCCCGATCAGTGCCGGTGTTGCGAAGTTAGAGTGTGACAATGCCCGTCGCTGAATGCCAGCTTGATCTGTTTGCGGTTGCTGCAGTTGCACCGCTCAATCGACGTGCTGAACCGTATCTAGCCAACCCTCTGACCCGCTCTGAGCAGCGCCGCATCGGGCGCATGTATGCCGAGCACATTGGCCTGATCAAGAGCTTCGGTGGCAAGCTGGCACGCAAGTACGGGCATTGCATCGCACGCGAAGACATCTTCTCCTGCGTGGACATGGCCTTTATCAAGGCGTGCAAGGCCTGGAACCCGGAGCGCGGAAGGCTGAGCACCATCTTCTGGGCCTTTGCGCAAGGTGAGGTGCTGCATTACCTGCGCAGCCACAACTGGACAATCAAGGCGACGCACAAGGCGCGGCTGCTCGGCAACCAGGCCCGCAAGCTGATGGCACTGGGCTGGGAGTCTGCAGCCGTGTGCCGCGAGTTGAGCTGCAGCAAGACCGACCTGAAGGATGCGCTGCTGGCCACCGCCGGCATTGCGCATGACGTCAAAGGCTTTGACCTGCACGTCTCGCCGATCCCGACACCGTGGGAGGTGCTGGAAGCAGAGGAAGAGCGGCTGGCGGCAAGTTAGGGCACACGCAACAACACCCACGTGGCCGGAACCTATTTCGCCGCTCTTGATCTCAGGTTCTGGGTCAAGGCTGGCACCACCGCTTCCAGCGCTCCGACAAGCTCCAGCACCATGACGGAGGTGCTGAGCCTGACCAATGCTTCAATCTCGGTCAGCTCGGACACGCAGGATGTGCTGGACTACAGCACCGACTTCGGCTTCAAGTCCAGCATTGTTACCGGCAACAGTTATACGATCAGTGCCGCGCTGAACCTGGATCCGACCTCCACGGGCTACCTGATCCTCAAGCGTGCAGCGCAGACCTCGGCCAACAACGTGGCGGTGCAGTGGTACCGTCAGCTGCCGCTGCTGGGTGCTGGCAACACCGATGCGCAAGTCGATGCCGGGGTAGCGTTTGTTGGCAACTGGTCTGAGAGCCTGGAAGCTGGCTCAGTGGCGGCTGTGACCTTTGACCTGGTGGGCTATGGCGCACCCAAGAACTACCAGCAGGGTGACGGCATTGCCACGCTGACGGTCACCAACGGCGGCCTTGGCCTGTCCGCTCAGACTGGCGTTCCGCTTGTCAGCACCACTCCGGCAGAAGGCAATGGCTCGGGCAAGAATGCCACCGTCACGATCACGGTGAATGGTTCTGGTGTGATCCAGACCGCAACGATCGTGGCCTCTGGTGAGAACTACAAGGTGGGCGATGTGCTGACGATCAACGACCCCACCGTCTTTGGCACTGGCGACACGCTGCCGGTGCTGACTGTGGCAACCGTGAGCTGAGCAACTTAGACTTGGTGAGTCGAGGGGGCGGTCGTTGTGGAGGCGACCGCTTTTTTCTTGTCTACAGTCCGCTGCTTTCAAGTCGGCGCCATTCGGCCGCAAAGAAGCGATCAAGCGGCCTGGCTTCCAGTGCTGGTTGGATCCAGTTGCGACCGGGAACAATAGTGCCGCGCCTGGTGGTGTAGCCGGTCAGGATCAGCGGCGCATAGGAAAAACCGCTGTCGCTTTTGACATCCCACGTGAAACGCAGCTGTGTGGCGCTGGGGCGATCGCGGCGTTGTGAGCGCAGGAACTTGCCCAAGTCCACGATGTCACGCGGGCTGCTGACGCGGGAGCCATTGCGGCGGCGTGTTTCACGCGGCCAGTTGAACTGTGGCGATTGGATTTCCTCTTTGAGCTGCTGATCCATCACCTTGCCGTAGCCGGTGAGGATAACCGGGATCCGCAGCTTGAGCTGGGTGCTGTTCCAGCCGGTCAGCTTGTAGGTGGCCTTGACCTGAACGGTCATCAGTTCTGCAGGTAGCGGGCAATGCGGATCTTGTCGCCGAGCACCTGTTGCAGCGTGCTGCCGATTGTGCCGGTGCTGCCGTAAGGAAAGCGGCTGCTGATCACCTCGCAGTCGGCGCTGCCTTGGCCGGCGAAGGTGAGAGTGCCGGTGGTGCCTGGCTTGATCCGTGCATCCAGGGCCTGCGGGCTCACCGCATAACCCTCCAGCACCTCGGTGTCAGCGTCAACGCCCGGCAGGTTGGCGCTGCTGCTGCCGCCCTGGCGCAGGTACAGGCTGACGGTGAGCGCTTCTGTGGCTGGCAGAACGTTGCCGGTGTCAGGGTCGGTGGTGGTGCCAACGGTGGCCACATTGAAGGTGGCTGTGGCGTTGGCGAGACCGGCTAGAGCGCTTGTCATGGCCTAGGTTGCTGCGGCGGCAACCTTGGGAAAGATGATGGGTTGGCGTGGCGGATCAGCTTGGGCAGGCTGTACTGACGCTGACCGTTGACGATCGGCAGTTCAATGCTGGACTGAATCGCGCCAGATCAGCCGCAGAAGGAGCAGGGGCTGCTCTGCGCAATGCCATTGGCGGGCTTGGACTTGCAACCTCAGTCGGTGGCATTGCGGCGTTCATTGGCCAACAGGTCACTCAGCTTGACGCGGCTTCTGCCGCTGTGCGAACTCTTGGCGTTGACTCAGCGCAGTTAGTTCCAAAGTTGCGTGCGCTATCCGTAGAGCTTGGCAACAACATCAGTGTTGTTGAGTTAACCAAAGCCGCCTACGACGTCGCCAGCTCTGGCTTTGCAACAGCAGCGGATGCAACGGCCATTCTTCGAGCTTCCGCATTGGGTGCCAAGGGTGGCTTTGCGGAGGTGGCCGATGTTGCCAGCGCGGTTACGGGTGTGCTGAATGCTTATGGCAAAACCGCCGCAGAGGCCGGGCTGCTTGTTGACCAGTTTGTGCAGACGCAAGCTGATGGCGTGATCACTGTGCGTCAATACGCAGCAGAGATCGGCACCATCGCTTCGATTGCGGCAGCTTCTGGCATCAGCATTCAAGAGCTAAACGCTGCCATCGCAACGGCAACGTTGCGAGGTGTCCCGGTAGCTCAGACGTTTACCGGTCTTCGCCAGGCCATCAGCAGCATTATCAAGCCATCAGAGCAAGCCAAGGACTTGGCCAGTTCGCTTGGCCTTGATTTCAGCCTTAGCGCACTTCAGGCAAAGGGCTTCGGTGGCGTGCTGGCCGACGTGCAGGCTAAAACAGGTGGCGCAGCAGATAAAATCGCAATCCTCCTAGGTAGCGTCGAAGCGCAGGCTGCAGTGCAGCCACTCCTGAATGACAAGCTTGTCAAATACAATGAACTGCTGGGGCGTCAAGCTAAAGCCGCTGGCGCTGCATCTGATGCGTCGCAGACCAATGCCAGCACAATTAGTAGCGGCCTCAATCAAATTGGTTCAGGTTTCTCCAACCTTGCAACAACGCTAGACACAGTTTTATCGCCGCTATTTGCCGGATTTATCAAAGACATAAACAGCATTCTGGTCAAACTTAACCAGGTATCAACGCTTGCTCCCGACAAAGTGCTCAAAAGAGAGCGGCAGGCCACAGACATTGTGGCCGGGCAGATCTCTCTGTTGCAAGGAACCGGATTCTTTGGGCCTGCAACTGTCACGTATGGAGGCAAAACCTACAAAGGTTCTGCAACTGGAATCCGAGAAGCAATTCTTCAAGATCTGCTCAGGCGGGATCTTGCTGAAATCAATAAGCCTTCAGGCGCAACGGGAAAGCAAAGTCTTCCAGCCAAGCCGCCGCCGCCGCCCCCTCCAGACAAGACGCTTCTTGCCCAGCAACAGCAGCAGCGGGTTGAGGCCCAGCTGGCCCTGCAGACCGTCAAGCAGCGCATTGCCGCAGCCAATGAGCTGGCCGCCGCCGAAGCTGGCGTCGTGCGTCAGACGATCCAGCAGCGCCAGGAAATCGAGGCTGGCGTCCAGGCGGCCAAAAATCAGGTCATTCAGATCGGTGCCCAGATTGATGCGCTGCGCCTGCAGGGCAAAGACACCGGCCCTGACATGCAAAAGCTGGTGGATCAGCAGGTCGTCGCATCAGAAGAGGTGCGGCTCAAGCTGATCGAAGGCGCCACAGCACTGAAGACTGCAGGCAAGCAGCTGCGCGATGACCTCAAGCAGGCCACGCTGGAGCTGGCCGGCATCCGCAATGACCCCAAGGGGTTGAATCAGTTCCTGAATCCAGAGCAGCGCGATCGGCGCGGGCTGGAAACGTTGCGCTCCATCCTGCCGCTGTTCCGTGATGCGCAGGCTGACTTCACTCGGATCACCGGTGCGCAGGCGCCAGAGTTCAGCGGTTCGACGAGTGATGTTGTCGAATCCGTGCGGCAGTTCATTCAGCAAGTCGATCGTGAAAAGGCCGCCAACACCAACGTTGCCAACCTGCAGGAAGCGCTGAACAAGAACACCGCAGACCTGGTGGGTGTCAACCGGGAGCTTCTTGCGGCAACCCGCGAGCTGGCGGCCAAGTCCTGGGCGGTCAACGTCAACGTTCCCGGCGGCAGCGCCAGCGGTGACGTGCTCAATGCTGTCAATGGAGCGCTGTCATGACCATCACCATTGGCAGCTTCAGCACCAGCGTTCTCACGGCGCAGCCGTTTGGCTACGAAGGCGATGCCCGCACCGGCCTGACCGCTCGCACCTTCCGCGTCAATGGGTTGCTGACCAGCGCTCAGTGGCAAGCCTTGGTCAACGAGTACGGCACCTGGCGCAACTCGCGCCTCACCGATGCCGACACGCTCAGCAGCGCCAGCGTTGGCACCACCGTCAGCGTCAGTATCGCCAGCAGCAACGGCCTGAGCATCAGCGGCTTGGCCTGCTGGTTCACTGAGCCCCCCAGTGGGGAGCAAGTTGGCCCCTACATCAGTGTCAATGCCACGTTGGTGGATGCGGCGCAAGCGCTGGCCGTGCTGCTGCGGGAGCAGGAGAAAAGCCGCCAGAACTCTGAGGCAACGGCGCCCAGCCTTGGCACGGTCACCCTGACGCGGGCTACAGGCACCTCACCGATTGTCACCTTGACCAAGCCGATGCTGACCCGCCAGGACGGCCCCAGCGTGGCGCTGACGGCAACGGGCGTGAGCTACGTGACCGGCGCACTGGCGGCGCACAAGGTGCGCCAGATTGAGGGTTATCTCACCACCGGCAGCTACGACGACGTGTTGTCTTGGTACGACGAGACGATTGCCGCTGTACCGAGCAGCACCAGCTGGTTCCC